TCCTGCGTAGATTTGCTCTATGAATGTATCGGCTAGTGTAGGATTGCTCAATAAGTTTTGGCTTGATTGTTCCGTAATAATATTGCTCGGCTTTGTTTCTGTCATTGTTAAATTGCTTTAGTTTTTGAAGAACTGTTATCCTACTTTCATCATCATAGCCAGACTTTTTGAAACCACCCTTACCTGCTCTATCTCTGAAACCGAAGTAGTCTGTATTGCCTCCACCATGAAACCTACATTTATAAATGTTATTACTTTGCTTATCAAACTTACCTGTTGGATAACCTTTAGCAAGACATGGCTTGCCACTATGCTTTGACATACCCATACAAAAGATCTTTCGGCTTGGTCTTCCTCCCATTAGAATTTATTCTTCTTCATCTCCCATGGCTTGATACCATTTCTTTTATTGTACTCTACCTTTGCTTTGTAAGCTGCTGATCTATTCTTGGCATTGGTTTGCAACGCAGCCGATAACTTCTGTTGCATCACAATCTTTGGCACAGCTCTTGCATCACGAGCCACTTGCTCTTGGTACTCAATAGCCTTTTGTACATAGTAAGGATGTTTATTAATACACTGTTTTAATTCTGGCAGTGGTACACTAGCTAGTTCTATTATCTTAGTCTGTTTATCTATATCTTTACTATTAATTATTCTATCTACCTTATTCATTTTATTATTCTTAGTTAATACAATATGTTTATTTAAATATGTTTTATTAATATGTGCATTAGGTACCCCACTGATGTGTACCATATTCCCCACCCCCTGTACTACGTTCACTTCATTAACTAGTAGAATAGGGTTAATTGTGTATAGATTAGTAGAAGATAGCCGCCTAATTTTAATCAGTCCAGCAGTGGAAAGCAAGTGCATATAATTGGTTAGGGTTTTTTTACTGCATCCTAAATCCTTTCTGATCTTTGCGTATCTAGGAAAGCACTCGCCTTTCTTTTGATTTACATACTTTAAAAGCATTACAATGATCGCTAAAGCATAAGGCTTTCTGTTATCTGCCAAGCCTTTGTACCCAGCATAATCAAATAGAGCTGTTGGTACTCTAATATGTTGCTTATATTTAGCCATTATACTATGAGCATGTGTGTTGTTCTCTTAGCCAATTCAAATAACCTATGTATTCAGCCTCATTTAATTCAACAATAGATCCTCTACAGATAGGGTCTATTTCCTCCAAAATAGCATTAATTTTTGATACAATAAAGGTTGGGTGATCCACACCTTCTATGTTATAATAAACTATATAAGCAGGGATGTTTAATTTATTGCCAATATCAGCAGTAAGATAAGCAACTTTGTTATATTTGCCTACATCATAGGTTGTTTCAATAACTGCAATACCATTGCTGCATCTTCCACAATATTCGTAGCTATCTATATCAATCATTCTGTACTTGCTGTTATCTTGAACTTTCCTATGCCATTCGTTGTACCAATTAACCCTAGCTTGATTAAAATAAATATCTTTAGCCATTTAATTATTAGATTTAATCTGATCTTTTAATTGAACTTTTAATTCTTTAATCTCTTCATCTCTTTCAAGAATTAATTTCTCTAAAACATCAGTATGTTTTTTTAACTTATATATTATAACTTCAAGATCATGTGATCCTCTCTGTTTTAGATCAATCATTCTTTTTACTTCTGGATTTTAGTAGTTCCATATTAAGAACTTGCACTTCTTCATTAAGTCTATCTATTTCTTTTTTAAGTATAATAATTTTCTCGTTATACATTTCTATTACATCTTCAACGTGTAGTTCTTGATCAATCATTTAGCTTTCTAGTTTTTGTAGTTTAATTATTACACCTTTTGGTATTACAATAGCATCTCCTACATCTAAATCATCAGTACTAGGATCAATAGAATATGTAGCAAAAGTTTTAATATAGTTATCATTCTCTTCGTAAAGATAACCTATTGTAGTACACATAGCAGGCTTTAACTCTTTTAAATCTTCCTCACTATTCCAAGCTGAATTGCAACTATTAATATCTTGCCAAACAACTATTACTTTTTCATATTGAATGTGCTTCATGCTAGTACCTATAGTTGATGAGCTTCATACCACGCCTCATAAAAATCAGTTGGAGTTATACTTGTTATCTTAGTTATTTGTTTCATAAACTTTGGATGTGGAATGCGTTGGCAATTCTTCCATCTCAAAAGAGTTACTGTTGGATTAGTTCCTTTTAATCCTAATCTTTTAGCAAGCTCTTTATTGGGTAGTTTATTTTCTTCTTGGTACTGTGTTAGTTTGTGTTTCATTTTACTTTCCTTTTTATTTTATTACCAAAGCAATCAAACATTTTATGATACTTTTTTAATAGTTTATTTAGTTGTAGTTTATACTTATTCATATTCGCCTTTCTGTTTTAAAATGGCTATATAACCATAATAGTTATATGTCAAATTAATTATTTTAAAATAGTTATTGACATGTATAACCAATAAGATTATTGCTATTTAAAAAAATGAAAGGCGTAAAATGGTTATTGATTTAACAAAAAACAATTCTATAGCAGCTATTAAAAATATTGACGAGGATTTGGCACTCTCTTATTATTCTAAATTGGGTTTAGATCACAGCTCTCCATCACAAGAGAATATGAGTGATTCAGATTGGGTGGTTAGATATTGCCACTTCACACAAGAAGACAGAAGACTAATGAACATCTCTTATCGTATGACTGCAGGAGTATCTATTGGCAGAGCATCACAAATGTACTTATCTAAATATATGTATGATGCTGAAAAGAAAATTCTTAATGAGAAAAAAGATTTAGATACTATCATCAAAGAAGAACTTGCTGAGTATGATAAATACAAAGCTCACAATGAAGCTGATAAAGAGCAGCACGAAGATACTAAAAACTATTTAACAGATATGATTAAGATAACTGTTAAGGCTGTTGAACAGATTGGTTTAGGAGATGAGTCTGCCAGCGAAAGATATTGCACTCATAAATTTAAAGAATTAGTTTTACCTAAGATTGGTAGAATAGATTACGAAGATAATAAAAATAAATTTATAGAGTTAAAGACTAAGCATAGATCAAAAAGAAAATCAGATACTAAAGCTGGTTACTCTTGGATCAAAGGTTATCTACCAAAAGTTCCTGACATTAATCACATTAAACAATGTGCTTTCTATTGGAAGGCTACTGGTAAGACTCCTCACTTGCTTTATGTTAATCAAGATAGCTACAATGTATTTACACCTGATACATGCAACTTACTTACACCTGAGTATATGGATTTTTTAATTCAACAAGATTTAATCAAAGCTAAGATTAGACAGAACTTAGTTTATCTTTGTAAAGGTAATCCATTTGAGATGGCTAAGCTAGTTCCACCACCAGATTTTTCTGGGTTCATGTGGCGGGACATCCAAGACACTTACATTAAAAAAGCGGCGAGCTTGTGGGACAATGTGTAGAATTATGGATACTGAATATTTAGTTAAGCAACATGACAAGATTAAACAGCAATTTCGTCATGATATTATAATGCGTAAACTTAAAGAGAAGGAAGATAAAGAATTTAAAAATATGTTTATTAAAATATTTTTGATTATTGTTGTAGCACTATTGCTATTAACATTAATCGCTAGATGAAATTAATATTAACTATTATACTTATGAATGGATATGTTCACAGCTTTGAGATGCGTGATATTAATTACTCCGCTTATAATTGTGAAAAGTTTTTAAAGAGATTAACTAAACAATATGTGGTTAATAATAAGAGCAGGTTATACTATAATAAAACAGAAGTGTTTGCTTATACTTGCTCACACGAAAGAGAAAACTTAGTCTATCGTATTAAAACTAGACTAGGATTAAACAACAAAAAGGAAACAACGAATGAAAGAAAAAATAAAACAAGTTAATGAACTAGCTGCTAGTTATGGTAGCTATTTAAATCAGCATGGAAAAAAATGTATTAGTGTTTGGGGACAGGTAAGAGCATTTAGAGAAGTGTTTGGTACTGAATTTGGAATACATTGTATGATGGTTGAGCATTCAGATAGATATGTAATCTTTAAAGCAATGATTGTTAAATCAGATCCTGAGATGATTATATCAACTGGGTTTTCTAAACAATATAGAGATAAACAAGGCTATCTTTCTTCTGCTGAAACATTTGCAATATCACGAGCTTTATCTTTTCTAGGCATCTTATTAGAGGATTTGACTTCTAAAGAAGAGTACGAGGAATTAGAAATTCCAGTACAGCCTATGAATGGAAAGGTAACAACACCATCAGCCAATAGTAATAGATATGATGTTAATGTTGTTAAAGACTTGGAAAAGAAAATCTTATACGCACCTCATACAGCAAAGCTAGACTTTCTGTGGAGAGCAAATAAAGATTTACTTAACCAAATAAAAATAAACGATCTCGTAACTTACAATTCTATCTTGCAAAGATTTAATAGTAAGCGTGATGAGATCACAACTCAAAATGAGGTATAATGAACGAGCCAATAAAAGATAAGATATATTTAAATCTTATCCCAAACGTAAATAAGAAACCAGGCGACAATCTACCAGTAATGGTAGCACCTAATTCACCAAAAGCTCCAGAGGGAAAAAACTGGCAGATGAATGTGAATATTGGGGGACACTGGTTTTCTTATGCGGCATTCGACGGGAGCGATATTGAAGGTAACCCAACAGGTGGGTACACAATTATCCTAACGAAAAAAGATGCAGCACAAGCAACAGCAGGAGCAAACAACCAACAAGGATTTAAAGCTGGTGGATTTCAAAAGAAACCATTTACAAGCAATAAGTCTTTCGGTAATAAACAATACTAATAGTAGGTAACACTATTATTAATTCTATCCCTAGGGTTTTTCATCAGGCAGTCATGCCTACCCTTTCACGTTGTTTCCCTAGGGGTAGAGTAAAAAACAGAAAAGGAAATATGATTAAGAAAGAAGACTTCATTTCTATTGAAGAGAAAATACAAAAGAAAATTATAGATGATCGTCATCAAGAGTATGGTGATTACCAAGAAAACTTTGCATTACTTGCTGAGCTATTCTCTATAGTTTTATTTAATAAAATTAAAGTGGCGTTAGAACCAGAAGATGTTGGTCATATAATGATGGCACTTAAACTATATCGCTGCACTAAGAAATATAAAGCAGATAGCTATGATGATCTATCTATCTATTGCAAGATGACTAAGCAAGTTAGGCAGAATAAAAAATCATGAAGGTTGTAAGATTAAGAAAGTGTGAATGTTTTTTTACTTATGTAGAAGAATTTGACACAGCCGAACATGCACTTGATCCTAATAAAAGAGGTTTGTTTATTAAGGTTAAGGTTGGTGCAGTAAGACTTAACTCAACAAGTATAAGACAGAAAGAAGATAAATATGATGAACACAAAACAGCTTAAGGAACAAATTAAATTAAGATACACTACTAATGTATATGAGAACTTAACAGATAGAGAACGCAAACTATATCGTTTAGGTTTTAAAACTGGATATAAATTATCTAGAGAATATTTTAAGACTAATGCTTTTAGCAAACCAACAGTTGTTAAAGAAGTTATTAAGTATGTAACTATTAATGATGTGGTTGTTCCAATGAATGTTAAGCAAGCCTTAGCTATTATTGCTAATCAATTAGGAATAGATGTTAATGAGATACTTGCTAAGACTAGAATACAATCAGCTGTAATTGCACGATCAATATTAATTAATGTACTTAGAGATAAGTATGCTATGCCATTTGCAAAGATTGGAGTTCTACTTGGTAACAGAGATCATACAACTATGAT